GACACCAATGGACTACATTTTCGAGACAAAAGAAGAAACCGTACAACAGAAAGTCGACGAAATAAAACAACAGGACGACACGCCGTCTGACGCCGTGGAAGAAGTGACGTTTTTCGCGTTTTTCCCGAACAACTATTCTGGGCTTTATGATAGTTCTGATTTTGCAATTGGATATCTTTTAGGTGGGATTAATGCTCAAAAGGATGATAATTCATGGAATGATAAGGATATAAATTTTAAAACTTCGGCTTCTGATTTATTTTCTCGTGGGTATGAGATGGATTCTAATGGTGTAACCGATACTTCAGATACAAGTAATCGAATTGAAGGGTGTAAGGGAATTTGGACACAACAAAACGTTAGTGTTTATGAAGTAGATCCGTCTAAAACTTGGTATTACAGAATTGACGGAAAATACGAAATACCAACCAACCAGAGGGAAAAACTTACAAATTGTTATTCACAAAAGTTACACTACACCCCTGAATCATATCAAGACACAAATACAAACAGGTTTAATCTTGACATAAACGCAATACCAACAGATTTATGTAAAAATAAGGACAATTTATTTTCTTTTGCTGAATTTGCATATGCTGTAGCGCAACGTGATAAAAATTGTGATGGTGTTACAAATTTTTTGTCTAATAAAATTAGTTCAAGTAGGGCTGAAAAAATCAATGATTTGATTAAGACTTTTGACAATAAAATAGAAAATTTAGAAGTTGTCGGATACGCCAATAGTCAAGGAAACACACAAGCGAATAAAATATTGGCAGAGAATAGGGGAAAAACGATAGTTAAATGGATTAGAAGTTATTTGGGAAATTCAGGAAAAGACAATATTTCTTCCGAGGAAATTACGGTTTCAACAAACAAAGAGTGGGAAAAAGATGCAAAAATGTACAGATGTGCCAAATGTACAATAAAATTTTCTGCCGATAAAACAAATATAAACAATAAGGATAGTGAAGAGTTTGATGAAGTTACAAAGGAAACGGTTAATAGTGTCGTGGAAGAAACTGGAACCCCGTTTGAATCTTTAAAAAACATTTTAAACGATACTGGTTTGATGAATGACGTAATTAAACCGGCATATGACAACCTTATTGGTAATCCTGAAACAGAACAAGAACCAACAAAAACAGTTACACAGGGGAAGACAAGCGGTTTGAACAAAATACGTTATGACAATGAAATGTTTTTCTACAAGAAATATCAAGCAACACATCCATTGCAATGGAAAACGTTGTCAGACAAGTTACAATATTTTGATCCCGCATATCATTCAATGACGCCGGAAGGATTTAACATGCGTCTTACTTTTCTTGAACAATGCACAAGACAAGGTGATACAATATCCGCTTCAGACGTAAACGCCGGTACAAGAGTTGCAAGTAATATGGCGTTTGGACGTCCACCGTTCTGTGTTTTAAGACTTGGTGATTTTTATAATCAACTCATTGTTATCAAGAGCATAACAAAGAATTATGATAATGACGGTGCGTTGATGTGGGATTTAAACGATGAAGGAATTGGGGCACAACCGATGATATGTCATGTTACAATAAGTTTCGATTTCATTGGTGGTGGTGATTTGGCTGGTCCAGTCAGACGCCTTCAAAACGCCATGTCGTTCAACTACTATGCAAACGCCAGCCTGTATGATAACCGTGCGGATAGAATGTACTACGAGTCTGAGGAACATCTTTCTACGGCTATGGGTGGTAACGCGGCAAACAGAGAACCTTCATTGCCGCATTATGACGCAAACGGTAACATTATTGAGAAAAAAGGAGAATACAGCGTGTTTCATTCAGTTGCAAAAGATGATACAGAAGAAATAGCCAAAAACTTTGATAAAATTAAGAATGCCACTTCTGCTGGCATAAAAGGTGGAATGATTGCAATGGGTATAACTTTATAAATTTAATGTTGAATGAGTTACTATGACAGATACAAGTTTTTCAGAAAAGACGGCTTCGTTGAGCCATGTGTTCCGTTTATAAAGATTCCAGCACTTGACACTGATATATACACGGTATGGAATAGTTTCACGATGCGTATGGATACACTTTCGTACAAATACTACGGAGACGCCAATTACGCGTGGTTGATACTTGGCGCAAACCCGTCAGTAGGTGGTTACGAGTATAAAATAATGGACGGTACAAGGATTAGGATACCGTATCCTTTGGATAGTGCTCTGTCAAGATATGAGAGCGGTGTCAAGGAATATCTAAACAAACGTTGATTTTCCTCTGTAAAACGCCCACATTAAGAAAAACAAACACAAACAATGCCTTCAGAGACAGTCAACACATTGAACAACAATACAAATCAAGACGACAAAGAGAAAAGGAAAGGTAGCCGTATTTTCTATGTTGACCCGAACGATGTATACGGTACTTCAAACGGTATTCCGCTCACACCAGACTATACAGATTTGTGTGTAAGTTTTGATTTGCAAGTTGAAACGGTTCCTAGAACTGGGTACGTAACCGGGAGAAAAGATGAAAGTGATAATCTTGGCAATGACGTGACTGAAACCTATCATTTTTTCTGGAATTCTTATCAAGCAAATTCAGACCCAAAAGATAACTATGTTTCATTTACCAGAGGGCAGGATTACCTTGACAGGAGTTACATGACAACATATTACACGGATATTAATTTCAATGATTTCAGAAACAAGGACATAGTCGAGGGTTTGGGTGTTGAAAGCGTTTCGATAGCGTTCGAGAACTACTACATGCCAACCATTAAAATGAGATTCATTGATGTTCGAGGTGCGTCTCTGTTTGGTAGGGAGGAAGCGACACATGTCGACAATCAAATAACACAGGACAGTATTTGGGGATGTTTTTTCACATTTCCATACCCAAAGTTCAGATTGCAAGTAAAGGGGTTTTTTGGGCACCCGATTTCATACCAATTAACCTGCCTTGACTTTAGGGCAAATTTCGATAGTAAGACTGGAAACTTTGTCATTGATGTGACGTTTGTTGGATATGACTATGGTATAATGTCAGACATTCCAACAGCATATTTGATGGCTGCACCGTATTCGAGATATATCGGTATGGATTATTGGATTAAGCAATGTTCAACAAACGAAAATTGGAGACTTTCAGACGGAAATCCACCAAAGACGTTTTTCGAAATTAAGAGTAAAATCAATTCGTTTATTCGTGAAGCACAAAAAACAAAAGACGGTACAACAATAAACGACGGCTCCAATGGCGTTGACGACGCTGATGCTAAGCGTGAACTTATCGAGCTTCGTGGGGTTAAGGAATCATATAATGAAATAGTAAAAACTTTAACATACAAACCTTTGGTTTTTTTGAAAAGAGGTGTTGTTTATAAATTAAAATATAAAGGATTAGATTATTATCTATTCAGTACGATTAACAATGACGGGTGGAAAAGAATTGTAGATAAAACAGCAAAATTTTACAAAAAGCTTAAGGAATATAAGTCAAATTTTCCGCATAAAGCGACTTTGTTTAAAGATAAGGAACTTGTGTTTGGTAGAGAAATAGACGAGAATGAACCTATTGGTGATGAAAACGGTGAAGTAATTAAATTTGACTGTAATTCGGCTAACGAAACAATATTGCCAAAAACAAATCTCAGATTAGACCAAAAATCAATAATCAATTCGTTGCCTTATAATAGTTTATTAAATGATATATGGAAAACATCTCAAATTACAGATATTGAAATTTTCAATAAGGTTGGCTTTTCAAAAATAAACGCAGGATTTGCTGGTATGCAACTAGGTGATAAAGACGGATATCAAATATTACCAGCAGGAAAAACCGAACAATTACTTAGCGAAATCGAAAACCAAATTGTTTCGCAACTTGAAAAACGCGCCGAAATCGACATGCGCCAGCAAGATGAAACTGATTCTCTATATTCAAGGCTTGACATTTACAACGCTGTTGGTATTTTGCCAACGATAGAAAACGTTTTCAAAACAATAATGTGTCATTTGGAGACATTCATGTATATGGTGTATGAATGTAAAAACCGTATTGACAAACAAATCAACGATAATTTAAGGACGCCAGAGAAACTAGGGATTCAAGGTTATACTTTTCAAGATTATAAAATTCCAGAAGGCGAAACAAAACCGATAAACATCCCACCATGGGTTGCGGTTTGTGTTGATGAGAAAAGAATAAATACTGGGATTAAAGAAAACGATTACGTACAAACAGTTGGATGGGTTGGCGATTTTGACGGTGAAACCGAGTGGGAAGAGGCAAAATTCATAGACGGGTTAAGTTTAGGCGCATTAAAGATATTTTCAACTGATACGGCGCCGAAAGAAACATATTACGGCGATGCATCTGTTTACACATTACCGACTGACATTTTTTCAACTGTGTTTCCTGGTGTTTCGAACAACAATCCAACTAGCATTGGTGAATATCTTGCCATGCGTGCCGCAGCCTTGTTTGGTGTTGTTGGGTATAAACAAAACGCTGCCGATGCTTTGGGAAAAGCGGATGCTTTGAATTTTTTAAAAAAAGTTGGACAAGAACATATAAAATCACAGTTTGTTAAATTAGGCGGAAACTGGCACAGCATTGTTAAAAACGCTCCGACTTTGTTTGTTGCACAAGAAACCGATGAAAACCAAAGAGTTTATGGGTATAATCCTGGATGCGAAGGTGTTAATGCAAAAATTTTAACACCAACAGACGACGGAAAATATAGATACACCTATACGGAAATCGTAAACCGCAAAGACGACAGGGATAAAACTGGTGTGAAACGATATGGTATGGTTTATGTACCCGTGGATGACGAAAACATGACTTTGGGTGGTACTTCAGTAAATGCACCGTTTACAAGTACAGACAGTGTTGTCAAAATTGGCGGAAAGCCAATATTTAGGGATGTATTGGTTAATTTTTACAGGGACGATGTTGTTAGAGTGTATCACAAATGCTCGACAGATATGTTTTTGTCATTAAACGGTTCAAGCGGAGACAATTTATTTTCAGTTGACTCTTATAATAACGAAGCGATGTTTAACATCGTTGGCGGAAGCGATTTTGCCGACACGGCTGAAAGAATCAAAGAGACGTATGGTAGATTGGACGCCGATACCTTGACAATAGACGTTTATGAAGATACAGACACAACATGGAGAAAAACTTTGAAAGAATATTGGAATTTGGAAAACGACGATTATTTGATAAGCGGGCTGGTTCCAGAGTATCGGTATTCGGTTTACGATAATAAAAGCGGTTCCGATAGTTTCATATTTTTCAGCAGGATTATTTACAACCAAAACATAATCGATTTGGAAAACGAAAGAAACAAATATGAAGTTGAAGCCGCCAAATGCATTCTTTTTCTATCTTCTTCTGGATATGACATAAGCCGCGTATATGAATTGTTCAAGAATAACAATAAGCAGCATGTTTTCGAAAGCGTGCCGTATGGTGCTGTTCTTCTGTTCGGTGGTTTGCTTTGGCGTGCGGAACAAGAAAACGGAGACTGTGTCAGATGGTTCAAAAACGACATTCCAGAAAACAACTACCAAAAATACACAACTTTAACAAATATGTTAATAGAAAACGAAGTTAAAGGGCTCAAAGGTAGTTTGTTTAAATGGATGAAGGCTGATACTTTAGGGTATGTGCTTGATGTGAACCTAAATGGTGAACAGTTCAAACTAGAGCCAAACAATATAGATGTCAATATTAAAAATAAACTAATAAAAGAATTCAAGCACTATTTGAGCAATCCTGAAGGATGGGAAAAAGTCAAACAATATGAAATTAAACATGACGGAAACCAGTTTTTCAATGCAAACACATTTGAGTCATGGTATAAAGAACAACAATCAACAGACGACGGAAAACAGGCGTTGGAAAAATTGAAAGATGCCTTCTATTCCGACGAATATGTCACATCATTGGATAGACAGGTAATCCTTACATACGGATCGTTGACAGGAAACGATGACGTGAACACGGAAGTAACCATAGACAAATCATGTTGGGAGGCGTATGCTGAGGCGTTCTGCTCGAAACTTGAGGATATTGCGGCGTATTCGCCTAACTATGAAAGTGATATTCCAATGGAGGAAAAAAACAAGGAAAAAGACATGAAGCGTGCCATGTACATGTATATGAAACGTATATGGGATAGATGGTTAATGATGTCTTCCCCGGAAAAGTTCAAGGTACAGAATTATATGAAAAATTTTGTCTTCATGGACTCGTTTTATCGAAATATAGGCACATTGCTTCATATTAATTGTGAAAAACTCAGTGAAGCATTGGAAAATATAAACGGTGAATCGATGTTGTGGCAACTAATATCAAAAATAACAACCGATCATCATTGCATGTTCTTCGCCCTTCCGGATTATTTCGGTTTCGGAGATGACGATATGGAACAGACAAATTCAAAAAACAAGGGAATGTCACCTGAAATGAAGTTACAGGATATGTTCAAGCCGATACCGTTTTCGAAAAAAGAGAAAATGGAAACTTCAAACAAGTATATTGTCATGTTTGCATATGATCATAACGAAAACCTTGCACATATAAACGACTATTCTGACGACGGATTCGATATATATAGCCATGACGGAAACAACGTGCTTCCAGAGACTTTCAACGTACCGCCTTATAGCCCTGATTTGGCTCTTCCTGATATCCCCAGCGAGGAACGTAGGGTAAGGAGATATGGTTATAATATACCTTCGTTTGGTGTGACGTTTGGTAGAATGAACAATCATCTTTTCAAGAATGTGGGTGTTGGCATGACAAACCCAATATCAACCGAGCAATCTATAAACGCTTTGTCGCTTTTGGCACAGAAAGGTGGTGGCAACGACAAGAGTGTCTGTTATTACGGGCAAGACTTGTTCCCAGTATATAATGGCTATTCGTACGATTGCACTGTTGAGATGATGGGTAATGTACAAATCATGCCACTTATGTATTTTCAATTGCTCAACATGCCAATGTTCAGGGGTACATACATGATTTACTCAGTCACACATACAATGCGCCCAGGAGACATGACAACAACTTTTAAAGGTATGAAACTATCAAGGTTCGCCGCACCGTTTGCCGAAGGATGGTACATTGCAATGACAAATGACGGAATATTTTTCGACAACCAAGGTAATTTGACGTTTGTGGATGAATGTTCTGAATATGGAAACGAAGATTATAAATTAAGAACTGGGGAAAAAGAAATGTTAATTTCAAACAACACTGGTATCACAAGAAGCCCAAGGACAGATACTTATCAAAAATTAAACGATTGGCAGTCATCTTTAACAATCCGAGTTCACACGAATACATTTCAACCTGGACAGCCTCAGGATTATAGATATCAACTTGAGGCAACAATAGACATTATAGTAAACAAATGGCTTAAAGAAGATATTGAACAAATTTTTAAAACGATTTTTGAAACAAAGGTAGGGAACAAATATTTTGCAATAAAGCAAGTTGTTTGTTACAACGACAAGCCAAACGATAGACGATTTATTCATAATAACCAAAACCCAAATTCAAAAGTGTTATCTTATCATGCTTATGGCGCGGCAATTGATATTAATTGGGATGCAAACCCACTTAGGAGGTATGACGGAAAAGAAGACGATTGGATGGTAATGCGTACGGATAATCACCCAGTTGTTAAAATTTTTAAAAATTTGAGTGATATTAAACATAAGTATAATTGGGGTTGGGGTGGCGATTGGAAAGGCACAAATAAAGATTACATGCATTTCAGTTTGTTCGACGGAAAATAACTAATAAAAACATGACAAATGGCTTGCCCTGTTAACGAAAAAACGTACACTTACAAAAACATAACATTACCAAAAGTTCAGAATTTAACAACCAATGAAAGAAACAACATAATGATACAGGTTGTTGATACACTTTTAAATTCAGGGTTAAGTAACATGAACGAAACTATTGCCTTCGGAATTGCTGGTAATATAAAAGTTGAATCACAATTCAATTACACGGCGATAAACACCAAACGTGGTGTGGCTTATGGCTTATGCCAATGGCACGATGTTCGAATAGAAAAACTATATGATTATTGTAAAACTGTTAATATGTCGCCAAACTCAATTGACGGACAATTACAATTCTTAATACATGAACTAAGGGATGTCAAACAATACAACAACGCCTATAAAGTAATTTCTTCACAGGAATATAGGGACGATATAGACAAAATAGCACGTTATTTTTGTATGAATGTTGAAATTCCAGGTGAGCAATATTGCCGTAATAGGGCAGAGAACGCCCGTCAAGTATCGGAAGATTACAAACACCTCAAGGGACAATCCTAGTCATTTCGAAACGGCTTACTTCCATACGGCTTTTAATTCCACGCCCAATTTTTTCACATAGTGTTATGGTTTCCGAAACCATTTCATCTTCACATTCAACAAACGGAGTGAAAAGATACAAATCAGCTTTCATGCGACTCCATTTTTCCGGATTAAGGTTCTCTCTTGTGCAGTCAAAATCCACAATATGATTGTCAGATATCAAGTCCGATTTTTCAGTAAATATATCACAAATGGTATGAACCCTGTCCTCCAAAGCATTGATTACATCCCAATTGGCTTTTGAAGAGGTTCTTGGTTTTACAAACGTCTTAACAGACGCCACACATGAAACGCCGTTTGGTTTTGTAAGCGTTTCTAAGTCAATAGTATAGTACTCTTTTTCAATATTTTTCTTCATTTGTACGAAAATTTTTCACATTTAATATACTATTTTTTTCCGAAAATGTAGTACGTTTCCGTTGAAAATTTTTATAGGTAAGTTATATATGAAAAAAACGACGGGTAAAATCGGAAACGTCATCCTATCAGGAAGTGGAAAAAGATTGCCTAAGATTTTCAACATATGCAAGACAATGGGTGACATAGACGGTTCTCTACCAACAATTATCATAGGGTTACAGGAATCCAAAGCAATATTAGGAAGACATTTTTCTATCCTTAACAAACGTCCGAAAAACAAGATGTGGTGGACGTACAAGAACACAGAACGCAACTATGAATACGAGGAGGATATGAAAGACTTCTACAGGCATTGTCTCCAAAACAAACTTGGTAAAATACAATACAGATATGTTGATTTTACCAGATACAAGTATTCAAAGATGAAATCTTTCATAGCATACATGAGGAGCAAGAAGAACAAGGTTTGCTTCATCACAAGGGACAGGAATTTTGTTTTCATATATGTGCCAACCGATTCTATTGTATTGGGACTTTCACTAAACCTTTTGGAGTACTGCGGAATACCGAAGGACAAGTCATTGAGGAGACTGAAAAGCAACGAATCAAACACCTTTATGAAAGACACGGCGTTTTTGGATGGGACTATGAGAGAGGTGATTGGTAACGATACGCATTACATACCAGTGCTTTCGTACCTGTTTTCAACGGAATGACTATTTATAGGATAATAACACTATAATTTGTTTACGAAAATGAACGCAAAACTAAATAAAGTAAAAGATATCCTCGGTGTCAGCGACATGCCTGAAAACCGTGTGAAGGTTGAAAAGAAGGAAAAGGGGTTATATGAAAAGACTACCGAAAGTACAATCCTTCTCACCGAAGACAACAAAATGATGCTCAACGACTAAAATAACACATAAGCATGGGTAACTGACTAAATGGATACAAAATACATCGAGGAAAACAACCTCACAGAGGCTCGTAAGCGTTTTCAGCAAATCAACGAATACATTCTCAACATGAACGGTGAGAATAACGAGGCTGATGAACAACAACCCCAAACGGATGATATGCAACAACCACAACAGGGTGACGCACAGCAACAAAATATGGGCCAGCAAGGACAAATGCCTTCACAGCAAGAGCAACCTATGGATAACCAGCAAATGTCGCAAGACGGTGGTATGGAACAAGGTGGTGAAATTGAGCAAATGGGTGACACTCAACCTGATCCGACAATCGGAGCTGATGTGGATAACCAACCCATGCCTGACGAAAACGGTATGATGGAGCCTGAAATGGACGGTGAAATGGAGTCCGACGAGGTTATAGACGTTGACGATTTGACACAATCGCAGGAAACAACTGAATACAAACTTGACGGTGTTGACGACAAACTTAACCAGCTCATTAATATAGTTGGAAAGTTTGCACAGGCAATCGACGACAATGAGGAGAAAATGGAGGAACTCAAGCGTGAATTGGAAGAACGTAATCCGAGTCAGCAGGAGCGTTTAAACATACGCTCAATGAGCGGTAGCCCGTATACGGTTAGCCCACAGGACTACTGGAGCAGCCAAAACGCACGCAATCCGCAATACAACGTAATAGCCGACAATGACGTGGCGCCAAATGACGAAGAGGAACTCTACACAATCACTGACGACGACATCAACAACTTCAACAAGAGCGAAATTGAAAAGTCAATAAACGATATCCCCAAGAATCTGAAGGATTATTTCAACGAAAGTTATACCTATGGTGAAGAAGACGAATTCATGAAATGGGACAATGACTTGATTTATGAACTCTCTGATTATGTAGAGGCTCAAGAAGTGACAGGTGACAAGATGGTTGATACCAATTTTGGTGATATCGAATACCACATCGGTGACAATGGTGAGACACTCTACGTTACGTTGCAAAGCGACGAAGACGCCAATGATTTCGTAGACGTATTGGACGGTTCGGTTGGCGTATATAGTTTTTATAGATACGCTGACCAACCTAATGTTGTAAGAATGAAAATCGAGCAATAGCTCCATATTAAACTAATCATATACGGGGGCAAATCCCACACGGCGTTTGTCCCCACCCTCTTTCAAATGCAAGCAAACAAAACAAATTCCATATAGCGCCACATGAAAACCTACAAAATACTAAATAGCAGACAGCAACAACTTTTCGATCTCCAGGTTTCTATTCCGGAGCCAATCCAAGTTATCTTTTGCAAAGATAGGAATAGCAAACAACGTTATCTCATGTTCAGGACAATAACACAAAACGCACTGACGGCACCCAAAATGCTGTTCCCAGTACCGTTTTGCCAATACGACGGAATAATAATATTTTAGAAAGGAAATTAAATAATGACAAAGGCATTCAATGAAGAAACAAGAAACATTATGAAAAGCCAAATGCGAGAATTTGTCAAGTATAACAATTTAAAAAACGAGATAGACAAAACAGCAAAGCAATACTCTTTTTATTATTTGGTGCAAGTTTTAAACAAAACGTTTGAAAAACATCCTACTGGTTCGGATATTGAGAGGAATTTTTATTATGGCTTTTTGTTTCGTGATTTTTTAGAACAAGAAAATTTCAGTGGAAATAATATCAAATTCACCGAAAAGAGAATAAATAAGTTTGTAGAAGACGTAATACAGCACACAATCTATAATTCAAAGAGTTAATTAAGTATAAGTCAATCTGATATGGCACCACACGAAACATGTGAACCAAAGTTCCTACAACAATCAAACGATGCTTTGGAACAAACAAAGCAAAATACGGAAGCAATAAGGTACATAATAGAAAGGTACTACAATCTTTGTGGTATACCTAACGATACGACGCATAATAACGGGCACTGGAACGTTTTTCGAACCCAATGGTATAGTTAATCAACCAAACGATAAAAACGCCTCCATAGTCACGAAAACAGCCTTGTAGAGGCAAATACGAAACGACACGCCGAATGAATAAGGAAGCGTTTGGAAATGAAAACAACAAAAACAAAATATAAGCCGAGAGCAACCACGGTTAACCAAAGAAAATGGTTGCAAAAGTGATGAAAAAATAAACAAGAAAAGTAGCTACAAAAAAAATGGAAAACTACAATTCAAACTACAATCAGGAACAAGGCTCAAACAACAATGACAGCCCGTTCTATGAAAACCCGAAAAGGGGCAACAACTCAAACGACACACGGAACAAGCCCGTTTTCAGCGAGAAAAACTACCTAAACGTCAGGCTCGCACCCGGCGAAACCACACGCCAAGTCAAAATCAGAATCCTGCCAATCAGCGCAACCAACAAGAAAATAGCACTCCCAGTGCACATCCACTCACTCAAAGTGGACAAACAAGTTGCACAGTCAGGATTCAAGACATTCCTCTGCCTCAACGACGAACACATCCTAAACCATGACTCAAGAGGATGCCCAATCTGCAACAAGTCACAGGAATTCTTCGACATGGCTAACGAAATTCCAAAGGACGACGAACACGCATCCGAGAAGCGTAAGGCGTTTTGCAAGGAAGCCTACAAGTACCAGCCCAAAACCGCCTACATCGTCAGGGTAATCGAACGCGGCAAGGAAGACGAAGGCGTCAAGTTCTGGCGCTTCAACCACTGGGACAACGGAAAAGGCTGCAAGGATCAACTCGAAAACCTCTACAAACTAAGAAAAGCCGAAGCCGAAGAAGTCGGAATCCCCAACTTCAACATCTTCGACTTGTACGAAGGAAAAGACATCGTCCTCACCCTCACCAAGTCCCAAAAGGAAAACTCGCACATCGACAAAACCGAAATCACAATCACAGACGCCGGAATGTCCACGCCACTCTCCAAAGACGACGAACAAATCCAAGCATGGGTCAACGACGCCAAAGACTGGCACGACATGTACGCCTTCAAGGACTTCAACTACCTCGAAATCGTAGCCGACGGCGGAATCCCCGTCTACTCCCCTCAAGAAGGACACTACGTCCCAAAACAAGTCAAAGAGGAACAAGACGCAATCGCCGAACAAGAAGCCATCGACGAAGTACGCAACGGCGCCGGAACTTCTGGATATAATGAAATGGGTACGTACGCCGACAACACTGACAATGAGGATGATCTGCCGTTTTAAATGATAGGAGGAAATGAACATGGCAAAACAAGCTGTTAAGAAAGGCGCTGGAATAAAATCTTTCAGCGTCCAAGATTTCAAAAAAAATCTTTTAGGTGAAGAACAAGCCAAATCGGCTGACAAAGAACTAGAGTGGATTCTGATGCCGAAAGCGTTTCAAACGGCATTAAACCTACCTGGACTTGCCAAATCGAGGATTAACCTCATCCGAGGCTGGAGTGACGTAGGTAAGTCAACCCTGAAAAATTTGGCGGTTGCCAGCGCGATGAAGTCCAACATTTTGGCAATTATATTCGAAACTGAAGGTAATTTCGACTTCCAATATGCCAAAGATTGTGGTATGGATATTACACCTGTTTATGGTAAAGTCGAAGAATTGGACGAAGCGACAGGAGAAATAGTCGAAAAAGATGGTATAGTTGATTGGACTGGTGATTATTTCTTGTTCACTAACAAGGGAATATGTGATTTTTGTGGTGACAATGATTACAGTACTGGAACGAAAAAGAAAACAAAAAGAAAAACACCTGTAATTGAAGATATTGGTTATATAATCAATACTTTCATAGATATGCAGGAAGAAGGAAAACTTCCAAAAGATTTATTTTTTGTTTGGGATTCTGTTGGTAGTATCAGTTCGTGGAAAACTCTTCAAAGTAAAGTCGGTAATCCCATGTTCGACGCCGCCAGCATATCGGCTGTTTTTAAACCCATCGCGGCGAGGATAAGTAGTACCAAGGAAGTCGGCACTCCATACAGTAATACCATGTTGATAATCAATAAGATATGGACTGACAACATGAACTCTGTTGGCGGCGCTGTTTCAATTGAAAATGCTGGCGGAAAACAGCTCGGTGGCTTCCTCACGAGGTTGGGTATTCATGTAGGTGGTGTCGCCAAGTCTGGCGTAAAAAAATTAAAAGCAACAGTGAAAGGTATTGAGTATCAATACGGTACAGTTAGCAAGATTGCTGTCTACAAAAATCATCTTCCGACACCTTTTAATCTAACTTATTCTGGCACAATATGTTGCGTTCACAACGGCATTATTTCAGAGGATGAACTGGACGAATACAAGAAGAAAGAGCTCCCGAATATTCTCAAAAAAATGAAGGAGTTGAATCCTTGTTTGGAAGATGTGTCCGAAAACGACATAACGTTCAGTGAAGAAGGAGAAGTTGAGGATTAATGTAAGCGTAATCCGAGGTTTAGCCACGGTGTGTTATCATTTTTGGTGACACACCGTGCATTTTGATTTTGCTGACTATTTATATGAAAAACATATTCGATGGAACAAACTAACGAAAAGTTAACAAAGGAATTTTGTGAATCCGAAAGTAAGAAATACACAAGTCGCGGCGCATTTGCTAAGGGTAGTTCGACAGTGTATAACAAATCAAGAAGAGAAGGGTGGTTAGACGAATTTGTTTGGTTAAAACCACAGCGCCATGAAAAAGGATACTGGACGGAGGCTCGATGTGAGCAAATTGCACGTTCCTACAAACGCATGTATGATTTCCAGACTGAAAATTACGGCGCATACAATGCTGCGAAAAGAAACGGTTGGTTGAAAAATTATACGTGGTTGGAGATGGTGTATCCTGATATGAAGCCAAGGGGATACTGGGACAATTACCAAAACACATATGACGAGGCGCGTTTGTACAATAGTTATAGGGCGTTTGCAAAAGGCTCTGGTGCGGCTTATGAGAGTGCTTTGAAACATGGGTGGCTAGATGATTATACTTGGTTTAAAGGTAATAGAAGAAAAAAGAAAGAATACTACACGTACGAGATTTGTAGTGAAATATCAAAAAAATGTGAGAATCGAACACAGTTTTCTAGAGAATACCCTACAGCATACAATGTATCAAATGAAAACGGCTGGCTTGATGACTACACTTGGTTAGGAGGTAAAAAGAGAAAGAAACCTGAAAGAAAAGGTTATTGGGATGTGCGTGAAAATTGCTTGAACGAAAGTTTGAAGTATACTAAGCGCAGCGAGTTTAGGGAGAAAAGTAACTCGGCTTACAAATCTTCAGTCAAGAACGGGTGGATAGATGAATTCACGTGGCTTGAAAAATGGGACAATGGTAGAATTTGGACAAAGGAAGTATGTGAGCGTGATTCACGACGCTTCACAAAACTTAATGATTACAGAAAAAAATCTAAAAATTCGTATGATGCTGCAAAGAAAAACGGTTGGATAAAAGATTTCGTTTGGCTTGAACGTGTTGAAAAGCCAAAGGGATACTGGGACGAGTCCAGGTGCAGGGACGAGGCTTTAAAGTTCTCTAACTTAAAAACGTTCAAGGAGTGCTCGGGTTCAGCATACAATAAAGCTTATACAAATGGTTGGTTAAAAGAATACACATGGTTAAAACACTATGAAAGAATGGGGCAAGAACACATTCTTAGTGAAAAAAAGAAGCAAGAATTACACAACAAATTTGCGAAGACAACAGAACAATTCATAGAAGAAGCGCGTGCTATTCACGGAGACAAATATGATTATTCTAAAACTGTTTATGTGAAGAATTGTGAAAAGGTTTGTATAATATGTCCAGAACATGGTGAATTTTGGCAGATTCCGAAGTCTCATTTAAAAGGACAAGGGTGTAAGGAATGTGGTTTTATAACAACAGCCAATTCAATAAGAAAAACACAAGAAGACTTCATAAAAGAAGTTAAAAAAGTTTGGGGTGATGAGCTAGATTTTTCTAAAGTGGATTATAAATCAACTAAAGATTTGGTATGTGTTGTATGCCACAAGAAAGATAAAGACGGTAATGAACACGGAGAATTTTATCCAAGTCCATCAAATCTTTTAAACGGACACGGGTGCCCTAAGTGCGGGTTTGAAAAAAACGCTGACATTCACCGTAAAACTGTTGAACAGTTAAAAGAAGAAATTCGTAAAGTACATGGGGATAAATATGATTTATCACGCATAACCGAATATGAAAACACTGAAAAACCTATATGGCTAAAATGTGAAAAACATGGATGGTTTCAAAAACGCCCGCACACTTTAATAACTGGGCAAGGATGTCCAAAATGTGGAAAAGAATCAATTGGTGATAAAATATGTTTAACACAAGAAGAATTTTTGTCGCGTGCTAAAGAAATTCATGGTGATAAATACGATTATTCAAAAGCAGTGTATTATCGATATGATACACCAGTAACTTTAACATGTCCGATACACGGGGAATTTGAACAGAAGCCTTCCAGTCATTTAGCTGGTAATGGATGCCCAAAATGTCATGAATCACACAACGAACGAGACGCCGCGAAATTTTTTGACACAGCCGGAATTGTGTATGAAAGGCAAAAACATTTTCCATGGCTCGGATTACAGTCGCTGGATTTTTACATTCCAGAGAAAAACATAGGTATCGAGTGTCAAAGTTCTCTCCACTATAATGACAATTATTTGAGATTGAAGAAAGGTGAAGAATATGCTAAGAAGCAACTGGCAATAATACAGGAACGGGACGCCCGTAAAAAACGCCTCTGTGTCGAAAATGGCGTGCATCTCGTGTACTTCATGAATAAGCAGTTCTTGAAATATGCCGACAAAAACGACGTGAATTTCACAAACTTCGGCGATTTGGTGGCGTATATTCAGAATTATCAAGCATCCCAACCTATCAAATAATATGTTGGTTTTGCACCCCAGTTTTCGCAAAAAATTACGAACACGGCGGAAAATTCCTAGCACGTTAGGAAAAGAATACGCAAGAATATGTAACCAAATTATTCACCAAAAAGGCGTCTCAAGGAAGCCACGGAGTCTTCAGCTCCGTGGAGGAATTGAGACTTATTTAGAAAGTTTCTAAATTCAAAACACATTTTCAAATATATGACTATTTATTTATATAAACACGCAAGTGAACACTGACGCTCAATG